AGGTCCACTTCTGGACCTTTACCGGCTTGTTAGCCGTGCGGCCATTTACTACCATTCTGTCATATCCTTCCGGGATGATATATTCCCCCGTCATGGCTCCGCCGCTACTTTGATAGATTCCTCGCGCTTTCGTGTTAGTGCCATTTTTGTATACATAACACAAGGGGGCGCTGCTATTAAGATTCCACCCTTCAAGATAATATTTCTCGCCTGCGGCCACCGGCAAGACGACATACTCATAGAGTGACTGCGAGACGGGGGCGTTGTTCGTGTAGTTCATGTAGGCGCCCGTCGTGGCTGTAAAGGGGACATCTTCATATTCTTCGACGGTTTGCTCATGTAAAATAACATCGCCGTAGAAGGTGGCGCGGGTGACGATGCTCACCTTGTGGCGGGAGCTGTCCCACATAAAAACGAGGCCGAAGTGCTTGGCGAAGTCCGCGAGGTAGCGCATGGGCGTCTTGCTGGCGCGGAGGACGTTGTTCATGCAGTCGGAGCTGGCGCGGTCCTCGGTGGCAATCATGCCGAGCGTCCACCATGCGTCCGCGTAGTAGGGGTTGGCGGCGTTGAAGAACGTGGGGTCCAGCGTCACCTCATAGCCTCCGTTATTCGCGGGATCGCAGACGGCGGCGATGAAAGCTTTGACGGACACGACGGGCCGCTGGAGATACCAGCGCAGGTCGCACAGCTCCCACTCCGTGCGGGGGTTGGTGAAGGTGAGGAGGGCGCAGTCGAGGCCGGCCTTGTAGGTGAACACGCGGTCGTCACCTTCCTCGCCGTAGTTCCAGCGCACGTTCCCGTAGGCGTTATGGCCGGATATGGCGTGGCTGGCGTCGAAGTCGGCCGGGAGGCCGTTGTAGGCCGGTGCGAAGTTCAGCACGTTCCACCACGTCTTGCGCTGCGGCTCGCCGCCTCCGAGGAAGGTCCAGGCGTCCTGCACGGTGTCCGCTCCGGGGAACACCTCGAAGTCCGTCACGTCCTCGCCGTCCATGTCGCTCCAGACGAGGTCCGCGAGGGTGCGGGGCGTGCCGTCGTCCTTGCTTGCGAGGGCGTAGAAGAACGAGCCGAGGCCGCCGTAGAGCGTCACCGTGTAGGCGTGCCGGCGGTTGTGGGTGTTCACCGCGTCGAGACGGCAGTAGCCGCTTTCCAGCACCGTCCCGTCGCCGTCGTAGAGCATGAACGGCGTCTTGCGCGTGGGGTCGAACTCGGTGCCGTCATAGCGTATGCCGAAAAGGGTCCGTCTGTCCAGGCGGAAGGCAGCGCCGAACACGCCGTTGTTCCGGCACGTTCCGGGGAGCGTCACCTGGTGGCTGGAGGAGTTGATGACGGCGGTGGGGTTGGACATCTCCTCGCGCGTCCAGTTGTAGAGAATCCAGGAATCGTCGGCGAGGTCCACCATCTGCCCGGCGATGTAGAGCTGCACGTTGCGTTTCATCGGCGTACTATGTCTTGGGCGGTTTCGACGTTGACGGCGTAGGAGACGAGCTGGGCGCCGTTGCCCCGATAGGTGCGGTACTCGCAGGCGTCGTCGGTGACGACCACCGGCGTGAGGGTGCCGGCGGGTATGTCGTAGAGGTAGACGTGGGCGGAGCCTATGACGTGGTGCATCCTTGCGGCCTGCCCGTCGAGGAGCCATCCGGTGCGGAGCGTCCAGCGGCGCGTGACCTCGTTGGCGTATTCGACGTTCCCGCGTGCGGAGCGGACGGCGTTGTCGTAGCGCTGGCGCATGGTGTGGCGGTCGTAGGCGTCCACCTCGCCGCTGCGCCCTTCCATGAGGAGCGTGTCCCAGCCGCCGTATGCGTTGACGTAGAGCAGCGCGAAGCGGTGGCAGGGCGGCACTACCTTGTAGGTCTTTCCTGCGGCCGTGACGGCCTCCAGGCCGACGTATGAGGACAGCGGCAGGGACACCACCTGCACGGGGCCTCCGGACGCGCTGACGGTCACGTTCTGCGTGCTGCCGCCGTAGTCCAGCACCACCGTCTGGGCGGCCGTTCCGAGGACGGAGAAGATGAGGGCCTGGGCGGCGCTCACATGGCCGTTCACGGGATCGGAGAGGACCGCCGGGGTGTGGTCGTGGTCGAAGCTCCAGTCCGCGACGAACTGCACGGCGTCGACGTAGTTGCCGCCCCCGTCCTTGACGGTGAAGGTGACGGCGGATGCTTCCGGGGTGCTGACCGCCGACGCGGTGGCGGGTATGGTGTGGAGGAGGTAGTCCGCGCAGACGTCGTTTATGCGGACGGTGAGCTGCGCTGCGTCCGGACGGCGGACCGCATGGCCGGCGTAGATGACGCCGACGCCCGCGACCTCGATGGTGTAGTCGGTCTCGGCGACGTTGCCGAAGCTGACCTCATAGTCTTTCCAGATTGATGCTGCCATAGGCGTAAGGGATTACGCCTTATAAATAGCGAAACGGCCTCCGTTGTATTTAGGAGGCGAATGCGCGACTTTAAGAGTCGCGCACCAGTTTCCGTATGTATCCGCCCATGTCGGCCGCCAGGGCCTCCGCAATGCGCTCACGGAAGGCGGTGTTCATGTCCTGCACGCTGTCCGTGAGGTCCGGGATGCCCTCCGTGCCGAAAACGGCTATCTTGCGGCCTATGAGGAAGGCGAGCTGCTGGGGGGTGGGGAGCTTGCCGTTCTTCATGGGGCGCGGGAGGACCGGCTTCACCTGTATCCACTTGAGGATGGCGGAGGGCGGCGGCCAATGGGGCGCGGTGTCCATCTCGATGTAGCGCCAGTAGTCCGCGAGGTCCAGCTGCACCTCATAGCTGCCGTCTCCCTGCTCGACGTGTACGTTGACGCTGTTGAGGAGTTCGCCGCTGGCGATGCGGTCGTGGAGGATGAGGCGGTCCTGGTAGAGGTTGCGGACCGCGATGCCGTACTCCATGAGGACGGCCCGCAGGTGGGAGGTGTCTATAAGTTCGTCCATGTCAATGCGTGCGTTTGTAGCGTTCCAGTTCGTCCTCGCGCCGTGCGTTCCGGTCCTTCGTGTAGGCGTAGATGTTCAGCGTCTCAATCATGGGAGCCTTCCACACCTCGGACCACGCGCAGCGCTGCGTCTCGCTCACCGTGTCGACGAGCGAGAGCCACCCCCATTTCGCCGTGTACTCGTCAGGGCCTTCCGGCTCCGCGCCAGCTCCCGTATCTTCCGCAGCGTCTCCGTCATCTTGTACCGCCTCGCCACCCGGCGGGAATATGTGAGGATACGACTTGACGATCGTATCCATCTGCTCAAAAAAAAAGCGGATAGCGCCAGCGCGTCGTCTGCCCGGAGGTGGTCGCGTATGGCCGCCTGCACCTCGACGGGATCGTAGCCGTCGCAGTAGTCGTGCCCTTCCGGGGTGAGCATACACGACAGCATGGCGGGCGTGAGTTCCGACAGCCGGCTCTCGTCGCCGCCCGCCTGGTCCGTGAACGTCTTGAAGTCCACGAACTGCGCGGTGGTAATCTTCTTGAAGTCGCGCACGGGTTCGAGGGTGAACGGCCCGCACTTGTAGGAGCGCTGCGGCAGGCGCTGCGGCATCTCCTTGTCGAGGAAGCGGGAGAGGCGGACGCGGCTTGTGTACTCCGCCAGGGGGAGGGCGAGAATCTCGTCCTCCGTGCAGTCGGAGAGGACGGCGAGGATGGCGACCTGGCGGTCGAGGGGTTCCATGTCGTCCGGTATGGCGTAGAGGCGCAGGAAGGCGCCGAGGGTGAGGTCTTGGTAGTTTGCTATCATCTTAATCTTGAAACGGCGTATTGTCCTTGCTGGTAGCGTCCCATAGGCGACACACACGCATAGCGTAGCGCGTCGATTCCGTGATTGAAGAAGTCGATCGGCTCGTTTGTGAACGTACCGTCCGGGAGTTGTTTGTAGAGGTATTTCCGCCCTTCGTCTATGAGGTGGACGGAGCGGCGGGTGACGTAGATTGTCCAGGCGCGTAGCTGCTGGATTTGTTCGCGGACGGCGATGCGCTTGTCGGACGGTTCGATGAACTGCCAGCCGAACCGTTTTATTTCCTCGATGCTCTTAGGCTCGGCGCAGTCGGCCCAGACGGTGGGCCTTGCTCCGCCTGCGAGGGATTGCAGGGCGGCGGCTATCTCCGGGTTCGTCATGCCAGTCTGCCATAGCATCTCGTCCGCGTATATCTCGCGGCGGCCCGTGTGCATCCGCACGCGGATGACCGTCGTGGGGTCCGCCTTGAAACCGAAGTCGAGGCCCCATGATTCCGTCCAGCCGTCGCCCTCCGGAAGCGCATCCACGACCTTGAAGTCGAAGATTTGCCCTTCCACTTGCCCGATGAGGCCGAGGCCGTACACGTTCCACCAGTTGCCCGTGTCCTTGTTCGCCTCCAGCTCGCGGCGCACCTCGTCCGGGAGGAACTGGTTGTCGAGGTAGGTGGAGTGTACCAGCTTGTAGCGGTCGCGCGTCGGCAGGATTTCCGTTCCCCAGAACGGGGCGCTGGGGTTGTAGTCGTAGATGACGAGGCCGGAGGTTCGCAGGATGAGCTGGCGGGCGGCCTCCCATTCCACGCGGTTCGCTTCATTGATCGCGAGCCGGTGGCGGCCCGGACCTCTGAATTTCGCGGGGTTGTCAGCTCCGAAGAACTCGATGATGGAGCCGGTGGCGGGGAAGGTGTAGATGCACTCGGACTTGGACCAGCAGGCGTCGTCCCACCATCCCTCGTCGTTTCCCACGTCGCGGAAGTCGCGGATGATGCCGCGCTTGAGGTGCGGCAGGGATTCGGACACGATGGACGTGATGGTCGGCGTCTTGTCGTAGCGTGACAGGAGGGACAGGAGCTGACACTCGGCGACGGTCTTGCCGGAGCGTGCGCCGCCCCGGTTGTCGATGTAGCGCGGCCCGTCCTCCAGGGCCTCGCAAATCTTCTCGAATGTCCGCGTGTATCCCATGCTATTCGCCCTCCGGTGCTGCGGGTTGTGCGCCGTTCTGGATGGCGCGTTGCAGTCCTGCGACGGCCTTCGGTGACGCGAGCGTGATGGTGATGCTGCCGTCCGCGCTTCGCACGTTCACCTCTTTCGTTTCATCGAGGAAGCCTGCGACCTTGCTCACGACGGTGTACGCCTTCGTGTCGGCCTTGCGGATGGCCTTGTCGATTTGGCGCGTCTGCATCGCCACTTCCTTCGTCACCTGAGATTCATCGAGGCCGAAAGACTTGGCCACTTCTGCAAGGACAGCCGGGTCCGGTTCCTTCGCCGCGAGCAGCGCCTGAACCAGCTCGCGGCCGTGCTTCTTGGCGAGGCGGGCGCGTCCGGAAGCGATACCCCCCTTGCGGCCGATTTCTCGTGCTTCGGTCGAGGTTGGTGTGCGTAGATTCTGCTCGTTCATTGTCTTGGTGTGTTAAAAAGGGGCGGGTGATTGCGGTCCCGCCCCGCTTCGTTTAATGTCTCGCCACGTCCTGCGCCGTTGTTACGCAGGCCCGCCTCCGGCTGCCGGGTTGCTTTCGGCGGAGTGGCTAAAGAACTCGTCCGGCCTTTTTCCCGTTTTCGGTCAGTTGTGCGACCACCGCCCGCTCACGGTCGGATAGCTCCCACCGTTCCGCCTTCTCACGTTCCGCCTTCTCACGTTCCGCCTTCTCACGTTCCGCCTTCTCACGTTCCGCCTTCTCACGTTCCGCCCAAACCTGGTCGGACACAAGGTATCCCTTGCCGTAGATGGCCCGCCCGCTTGCCTTTTGCGCGTCCAGATTTGAGACGGAAACGCTCTCGGCGGTGGGGACCGAAAACTCGATGCCCAGCCGCGACAAAGCGCCTACAAAGGGGGCGGTTATCACATGGTGGTCGTATGAATACTTGGGGAGCTGCTTTTTCATCTCCGCGAGATTCTTGTCGTTTGCTTCCTTGATTGCCGCGTAGAGTGACGGTTCGGAGCGCAGACGGATTCCGGACGGCTCCAGGTTGGTGAGGAAGGAGGTGTTCACGCTTGCGCCGTTTTCGTAGGTAATCGCAACACCTACGGGGAGGGCGCAAGAAGAAGAAGAAGAAGAAAACAGCGTCAGCGTAGGAGCGAACAAGAAGAAGCGGATGCCGTTTGTCTTGTAGAAGTTGAGGATTTCCGCAAGGATCGAAAACGGAGGATTGTCCACCACCACGTCGGTCGGCTTGTATTGCTCCTTTTGGTAGTCTCCGCCGGGATAGAACGGGCGCACGAAGTCCTTGCGGTTGAGTGCGTATTTCTTCGCCACCCAGTCCGCCAGCGCTTCGTATATACCGTCCGGAGTGTAGCAGTCGTCGGTGGTTTTCTTGAGCTTGAACTTGTCGAGAAATTCCTGGTATTCCTCGTCCTCCTCGCTTATTTCTCCGGCGGCCATGCGCTCCTCGAACTCACGCTTTTTGCGCTCTATCTCGTCCTCGTCCATTTCAGCATCGCCCGTCCAGTCCTGCTCCGGCTCCCACGCGGGGATGCCGAGGTCCACCAGCGGCAGGTCGTCCCACTTATTCGCCAGTTCGTCGTAGTCCCAGCTTCCGAAGGAGCCGTTGTCCAGCATCGCGCGGCGCTTGACGGTCTCGCGGTCCTCGTCGGTCTCCGGGAAGTAGATGACGGCGGGCGCGGTTTTGACACCGTTCTCGCGGCACGCCTTGAGCCGCAGGTTGCCGCCAAAGACGATGTAGCGCTCACCCTTGCCGGATTCCGCAGGCACGACGAGAAGCGGCCTATCTTCGAGGAAGTCCGGGTCGCGTTCTATGCTGCGCTTGGTGCGCTCCAGGTCCCCGGCAGTCCATGTGCGCGGGTTGCGCGGCAGCCAGTCCAGCTGGCCGGAGTTGCCGACGAGCTTGGAGGTCGCAATGTTGAGTCTGGCCTTGTTCATTTCTTGGCGGTTTTCTTGGCCGTGCTGGCCGTTTTCTTCTTGGCTGGGGTTGCGGTCGGCTGCGGCGCTTCGTGCGCGTCCTGCGCGTCGTATGAGGCCCGTGCCGCCTTGTCCTCGAACCAGAGGTAGCCGGTGCGCTTGACCACGCGCAGGATGCAGGAGCCGCAGGCGTGGTTGACGGCGGTGCGCCGCCCGTCCTTCTCCGTCAGCGCCTCCGCCATAGCGTCCAGCGCCGCGCGGCCGGGGTTCGGACACCAGTCCGCCTCCGTAGCCGTCTTGAAATAGCGCTCAAAGGGTGCGAGCGCTTCAAAGGTCTTGTCCGAAAAGTTCATGGTATTTGTTTTTGAAGTTGTCTATTATCTCCACCACGTCGTCGTACATGGCCGGCAGCTCCAGGGCGGTCTGCACGCGGTAGCGGGCGCAGGAGATCGTGGGGCGGCTGCGTGCCATGAGTTCCGCGATGCGGCGGTCGTTCCAGCGGTCCTGGTAGAGGTAGTACGCGATGACGGCACGCGGCCAGAACGTCGCCTGGGTGGTCTTGCCCCGGTCGAGGTTCACCGTGTACCCTGCGGCTTCCATAGCCTTGCAGTAGCGGTCGAAGGTGTCGCGTAGTGTCATAGCTTGTCGAAAAGTTTACGAAAAAGTGAAGATATGCCTTCCCTTACTAATAGCAGAAAGTCCTGCATCGGTATCGAGAGGAGCGAGAGGGCGGCGGATGCGGCCACCGTCCAGAGCGTGAGGTCGTGCCGTATGAGCGCCCATGCGAGGCAGCACCACCATGTCATGCAGGTGGCGCAGTCGAAGGGCGGGAGCGGTTTCATCTGGTGTTCCTTGACGTGGAGGAGCCGTGCGAGCGCGGTGCGCCATGCGGTCGTGAAGCCGGACACGCCGACGATGTAGACCACGATGAGGGTGACGGTGGCGAGTTCTGCGTATATCATAGCGTCAAAAGATTACGACCATAGACGGGAACGGTGCCGCGCCTGCGTCGTTGAAGTGTACGCGGCCGCGAAGGAAGCGGATCTCCCGTGCTTTGTGGTAGATGAAGTCGTGGAAGTACGCCGTATCGGTCCGGGCCGGTATGAGCATGACGACGAGGGTGTCCGGTTTCCGGCTCTCGTCGTAGCATTTCCGCACCCATGCCGCGATAGCGCGGCCGTATGGGGGATTGCAGAATACTCGCCGCCCCCCCCCAATTTTGCGTAAGTCCGTCAGCGGTATAATAATCCGCGCATTTGTGGTTCGTATCGCTGGCGCAGGGGTCCAGGTTGAAGTGGAACTCTGCGTCGAGTGCGTCGAAAAGGTCGCGCGGTGTGGCCCAGTCGTCGGTGCGGCTGGAGAAAAGTCCCTTGTTCATAGCTTCCCGTTTTCAAGGTCGTCGTCGGTGAGGTCCACCCACTTGCCGTCCACCAGCTTGCGGACAAAAGTCCCGTCAAAGAAGTCGAAGTCGCGCACGTCCCTCATAGGATCGCGGTAGACGGGGAAAATCAGCACCTCGTCGCCGGACAAAAAGATTCCAGCGATGACGGTTGTGCCGTCCGGGATTTCGACGGTGACGGTTTTTTTGTTGTATTTACGGAGTTCGATTTTCATATTTTTCCGGTGTATATGTCGAGGATCTTCCGCTTGACGCGCTTGACCTCCTTGAAGGCCGTCATCTGCGAGAAGCCGAGAAGCCGGCCCAGCTCGCGGTAGCTCTGGCAGTCGATATAGAGCAGGATGATAGTGCGGTCGACGGTGGACAGGCGCGTCTCGATGATGCAGCGCACGGCGTCAGCGCGGCGGTCTCCGTCAGCGAATACCGACGGGTCCCAGGCGTAGTCCGGGCGTATCGCCTTGAGGCGTTCGGAAGCCTTGACGAGGTTACATTCCATAGATGTCGTCGATGGGGACGGTACGGCGGCCGAAGCGCCGGCAGTCACGGTCGAAGTCCG